GCGGCGGCTAGAAGTGCTTGCGCCTCGCTAGTTCCTATCAGGTACGTCCAAACCGCATCCCCTACATTGCCTGTGGTCAATCCGGTTCCGGTAACGACTAGATCAATCTCCATGTTGCCATAAGCCGAAATGGTTGCTTCCAAATCACCTTGACCTAGAAGATCAACCGCGAGTGATGCAATGCCTTCCATTGATGCGGATAGATCACCTGATCCGTCAAGGTCGGCGCTCATGTTCAGCAATCCGTTAATCGTCGCAGATAGCGAACCAGAACCGGACAATGCCGCAAACATGGCAACCGCAAGCGCCCCGATGGCAGCTAGATCACCCGCTCCCGTAAGATCAATCGACATAGGACGGGAAGCGATAAGCGATGAGGCAATAGTTCCGCTTCCGGTTCCTCTCATGGACATGCCGCCAGACTTCCTAGCCATGATCCAGGCTGACGGTGGAAGATTGCCTACCGGAACAGATGCGCGGCTATCCGTTGTGCCTGTAAGAATGTTGCGCTCTGCTGCTGTGCGGTGGCCTTGATAAACACCAACTTGAGGCCGCCAACCGTCAATATTCGTCGAGCCGACGATTCTACCTGTCAGGTTATGCCGGTATCCGTTCTGCAACAGTCCCATGATGGATCAACCGCCCCAACCATAGTCGAAGTTCGCATATACCGTTGCCGCTGCCGTGGTAGCGCCTGTTCCGAATACGAGGAAAGTCACATTTGCGCCATTCTTCAATCGCGGCATACTTGGGAGCGTATTGACGAAATCAACCATGTTATAAAGGCCCGTAGCAGGTACGGGAATAGGCATACACAGAGGTTTGCACAGACACACCACAACCGAACCGGAAGCATGGGCAGTGCCGCCCCAAATTACCGATTCAATGTCCTTAACGCCGGTATCGCCTGCGGCCAAAGGAAGAAACGGCCCGTACTTGTTCGCGGCATTTCCTGAGTTAAGAACAGTTCCTGAAGTTGCCGAGGCAGTCGAGACACAGCCTGCCGTAGTTACCTTTCCCGTAGCGCCTGCGCTATTGGTGTAAGTTACCTGCATCGTCGGAGCATTAGCGCCCATCGCGGAATATGAACCAATGAACAAGCGCAAGCCTTCGCCGTTTGCATAACGATCCACGTTCGCCGCCGTGTTGCTGATAGCGGTCATGGTGATTGTTTTCGTGCCGGTGGTCGATACGTTGGTCGTCGTCAGCTTAGCATAGCCCACCAAATCAATCGGCAGAATGAACCAAGGCGCGCCAGCAGCGGCAACAACACCCGCGCCCATGCTCAGGATATGCTTCGTGGCCGGTGAGGTTTGATCCCCAATCGCAATAGCGCCCTCTGACCAAGTGTTATCAGTTGCGGTGAAGGTTGCTTCAGAACCGCCGAAGGTTGCCGCTGGAATACTACCGACCGAGTTCAGAAGGTGCTGCCAATGGCCTGCTTGCCCGACTGCTACGGAGGTTTTCTGATAAACGACCGGCTCAATCTTGCCATTCGTGGTGATTTGGTTAATCAGGTCGTCTTGTGAAGTCCAGCCCATGTTATTAGCTCCAGGTTGTTTCGAGAATGCCGGTCAATACCGACGATGCGAGCGTACCCGCGTTACCTAATCCGACAATGCCCAATACTGCGCCATTCTTGATTTCTACCGGAGGCCCATGCAATACAGTTTCAAACTGACTCGCCGCGCCATAGCTTTCCAAGTTTCCTGAGGTAGTCCTGCGGCATTCCTGAGTGCTGTAAAAGTGATACAGAGGTTTGACCAATGCAAGACACATCAGCCCGCCGCCAGCCGCAGAGAAGGTGACGGATTGAATAGAACGAACTCCGCTATCACCCGCCTGTAGTTGAATGAATTGCTGAGAGCCTGCTACGGCATTCGTTGTGCTACTAACTAATGCGCCGCCGCCTGCCACTACTTTTGTATATGTTGTTTGGCTCGTTCTTCCTGCTACGCCGTCCTGATTCGTATAGCTAACTGTAAATGTTCCGACAGTAGAGGCAGCCGATTGCGACACGGCCATTATCTGAACGCCGGAAGAATATCTAGGCAATGAGGCCGTCTGAATCATGTCTTGCTGCTCTCCTACCGCATCCGTATCAACGAACGGGTAGTAGAGAAGATAATCAGCCAATAGAAGGCGCTGATTCTGGTTTGAGACTGCCGTAGCACTTGCCGCCGCACTCATCACGGTAATACGCTTCAGGAATTGCCCGTCGATAGCCGGAATGTGTATCCCGCGAATCGACTCAACTAGCGCCGCTTCCAATGGTGCTGATGCGTAGAAGTTCGCCGGAGGATTGCCAGCGAAATACGTGTAATCAATGAAATCATTGGCCACAGTTGCCGCACTTGCCACAGCTTTCCGAAACGTGGTTATGTGCCACTTTCCAGAATCAGGCGATGCAGCCCATTGCGCGACGGTACGGAAGCCCATTAGATGCTGCGCCCCGTGAGTGCAGATAAGAACTGTCTTACGGTGAGAGTGAGTTTAATCGCTCCGCGTTGCACCGGATTCATGGCTTCAAGCGCACCCTTTCCCCTTAGAGTAACCTTGCGATTAGCCCAAATCGGCGCATCGTGGTCGCAATTGCGTTCAATGATCGGCTCGCCCGCTTTCTGCGGCATGACCCGGACGGGTTTGCCGCAGGCCGAGCATTCATAGAGCGGCGGGAAATCCATCATGCTTCGGTGATCGTGACCGCGCCAATCGGGAAACGCGGCTGAATCTGGTTGCTGACGGCAATCGGGCTGTTGAGGTCGCCGTAGTGGAAGACATCGGACGCGCCGGCGCCCTTGGTGGTGGCCGCCGAGGTAATGGTGTTTCCGGAGGCGCCGCACTGCGGAAACTCGATGGCAGCGGCATTGCTGGTGGCGCCGGCTGAAGGCGCGGTCCAGCCGCCCGTCGTGCGCGCGACATCCTGCGCAGCGTAGTTGGTATAGGTGGCCTCGTTGGCGCTTCCTGAATCCGAGGCGGCATAGCTTGCCGTGGCCAGCCGGACCTTGATGTTCGTGACCGGCGACGCGGCGGCATTGTCGGCAATGTTGGCGATGGCGGCGGCGTTATAGTACAGGCCGAGGATGTTGTTACAGGTGACGGTGCCTTTAGGCATGGTGCGACTCCTTATGCGTTGCGTTCGATGGTCTTTACTTGCCGATTCCGAGGACAGATCCGACGCCGAGCTTGACGGCCAGGGTGCCGAGGGTCAGCAAGAAGAGGATGTGCAAAATTCCCCAGATGCTTTTCTTGGCTATGTCTGTTTTCAGGTCGTGCCAAAATTCCTCCTCTGCTCTAGCGGCAGCTATCATTCGCTCGTGGGCTTCTCGGTGATTCTCGATTCCGTCTGGAAAGGCGTGCATCAGCTCGCGCTTGGCGTCAAGAATTGAACCTTCAAGCATGGCCTTTATCTTCGGCATTTCGGCGTCCGTATGACGTGCTAAGGCGTCGTCAATATCGGCTTTGGTCAGTGCTGGTGCCATAATCTGCTTTCTTGTTTTTTTGAAAATAGTGGTCGGCCATCGCTTGTTCCTTTGTCGCCCATCGCCGCACAGAAACGACCTCGTAATGCGTCACGACGTAATGGCCGGCGAACGCGATCACGAAGTCGTCCTTGCTCCACCGCCGCCCTTTGGGTGGTCGGTACTCGATGCTTCTGAACCGTCTTAGCCCGGTACGCTCCGAATAGCCGAAGTGCGGAATCAGCCCCCGGAAAGCATGCGAGCGGCGAATCCATGCGTATTGATGCCCACGGGTTTGCAGCCATAACCACATGGCGACCAGCCAGCAATTGAGAAGGGCGCGCTTCGACATTCATGTTAGCGCTCGGCCATCAGGTCGGTCTTGCGCTGGCTGCCATAGCTGGTGCCGAGGAAGAAGCCGGTGACCGAGCCTAAGACCAGACTGATGATTGACGACACCACCATCGCGCGGATGTCATTGGTCCAGCCCTCGCCAAACATGACCGCGATGACCACCAGATAGACCAGCGGCAGCAACAGCAAAGATATCCACAGGGCCGGCGATAGCCAGGGCTTGCCGGTAGCTTGCGCCGCCGTGTCGTACTTGCGCGCGCCGTCGATGCCACCACCACCTGACTCACCAGTTAGTTCGTACCATTTCGATTCAATGGCTTTGGCGTATGCCGTAGCAACCACAGGGTCGTTCTGTATCGCATTAACCGCACCCTCTGCAGTAGGTTGCTCGGTCACAGATTTGGCAATCTCTACGGCCATTTCTGCGGCCTTTGCGTTCTTTTCTGCCTGTTCGCCTTTTCCAAACAATCTGATTAGCGATGGCGCGGCATTAACTAGCGCCGGAATAGCCGCAGCAATGAATGGAGCCATGTTGGTAGTCCCTTGGTTGGTTGATTCTTGAAAGGTATCGGTCGCTTGTGCGCCGCCTCCTTTCTGTTTGTCCAGGAATGCTAGACATTTCTCCATTGACTTGGTGGGCTGTCCGTATGGAGACCCAGGAAGAGAAGCCCATTCGCGGTTGCATCTTTCGATTGCCGTTTCCCAATCACCCTCAAGCACGGCTGGCAATGCCCTGCGCCGTTCAATGAGATATAGCGCGGCTTGATCCTGACTAGCCGGCGTGAAATCAGGAAGCCCGAGTGCCTTTACGCATTCGTCCCATGTACGTGAAAGGAATTGGTAAGCCCCGGCAGCGGTCGAAGTGATCGGCTTGCCGCCAAGCGTTCTGGTAATGGCGATGCGCGGATGATCGTCCGTTTGTTCAACGATTCCACCACCAAACAAGGTCGTATATCCAGCGCCCTCGGTATAACGGATAAGGGCAAGAAACGCTTGAACGTTCTGGTTCTTGAGCGTTTTGTCGTACTTAGCCATCATTGCACCGTTTGCGGCATAAGATCAGCGCCGGTTATGATTCCGTTTTCATCGCGTGTAATTGTAATCTGTTTCTTTACCTGCCCGTTGCTATCCATGATGATTACAGGTTGGGCCTGAGGTTGCGGTTCTGGTTTTGCTGCCAACTGAGCGACGATTGCGGCCAAAGAAGCGATTTGCGCCTCGATAGCCGATAGGTCGATTTCTGCCACTTGAGGCTCTGCCACTTGCGCGGTCAGGGTTTCAACCTGCTTTCCGAGATCCGCGAGTGCAGTCGTAACAGACTCCATTCCTTGATTCTGTTCATCGTTATCCTGCGCAACAGATTCGACCGGCTCAGTCGGAACCGTTTCCGTAGTTTCAACCATGCCAAGCGCTGGCCCCTGTTCTGCGATGCGTTCCTGTTCATCGTTCCATTCGTTTTCAGGGGAGATAATCCCACGGCGTTTCCACTCGTCAAACATGGTTTCGTCGGACAGCTTGCCTGATTGGTTCGCCTTCAACAGAAGTTCGGCTGATGCTTCGCCCAAAGTAGCAGCGCCGAAGTCAGTGAATAGCGAAACTCCACCGCCTTCTTTCTCGCCCACCCAATCGGCCATATATTGCAGACATTGATCTAGGCAGTCCTCGAACACTTCCACGATCTTTTGCAAGGTGCAGCGGTTCGCCTCGTTCTCGCTTGTGACTTGGGTAGCGGTAATATCACCAGGCTTCAGGACGAGAAGTTCTGCGCCCGTCTGCCGCATGCGTTCTTCAAGGTCTAGCAGAGACTTGCGCCCTGCCTCGATAGCCTGTCCTGAATGTTCTACAAAGCGCATGTCAGCGCCAACCGGAAGACCTACGGCAGACGAAGCCCCGACGGTGATAGAAGTGTTATCAGCGCCCACCGTGACGAGGATAGGAACCCGGGCAACATGGAGAATGGTTTGCTGATCTGACAATGACTGCCAGTGTTCTACGTTCTGGAATGCCAACTCCAACAGCGGAGCAACACCGATACCGAAAGACTTACGGATGCCGTAGAAGAAAACGAACGGGATTTCGGTTAGTGTAGTCGTGCCTTCTTCATAGACAACCCAGTTATCGCCTAGTTTGCGATAGACGAACCATAGCCCCGGTTCCAATACGCGAACCTGTTCAACTTGCTTTGTTCCAAACGGCCCATCCTCTTCTTCAACCGATTCCAATAGCCGAACTTGGGTTAAAACTTCCATCCCGTTTCGCTTGGTTGATTTCCAGCCGAGGATTGATTGCGGTTTGTAGTGCGCGAAGTACGGACGAACGCCCGTCACCATCTCGTCAGCACGAGTCCTAACCTGCGAGGCTTGCGGATAATCAACCAGGACTCCGGATAGTCCGTAACTGATGCAGTCCAACATAACGTCAGCAGAGAAAGCATGGAGATTGCGGCCGGACAAATCCACATCATCAAGCCATTCGACAATGCGCGGAGGTGTATCTTCGTCAATCGCTACGGGCTTGGAGAATGGCTTTGATGCCATCACCTCAACGGTACGGGAAAACGCAGGGTAGAGCGTTGCAGTTGCCAATCGCGAGGCGTAGCTTTCTGCCTGCTCGTTCGGCCATTGGGGAAGGTATTTCGTAGTCCCTTTCCGCATTGCTGAGGTTCCGGACAATAGCGCAAGGATCATCGGCCATTGCGTACCCATTGCCGAGACTGCTTCGGACTCGCTTCGTACTGTTTTTGTTTCCATATTTACATTCTCAGTTGCGTAACGACGGCAAGCCGCTTTTGTATCGGGTAACGGTAGGCAATGAAATATCCACCTGCATCAATGCAATGATCCAGACCGGATGTTTTATCAGGCTCGCCGTTTTTATCATAAGCCTGCTTTTCCAAAGCTTCGACGTAATGAGGACAGGCATCAGGATTTACTTTGTACTTGCGTTCGCCTTCGTGGTGAATCATCCGGTTCATTGATAGCACTCTATCCTTTACAGCAGGATTGGTTGGATTCACACACACAGTTAAACCATGCTGCCTAAGAATAGTTAGATCGGATTCGCTGGCGTTGTTCGACTTCCTGCTATTTCCAGAGGCATCTGGATACACCATGACCGGATGCCCTATGTCTTTGAATCTTGCCTTAATCATCTTCGCCATACTTGGCGTATCGAATACGTCTAGCAACTCCATCACCGCATGAGGCTCATCATTACGCAACACATGAATAATCGCGCTCATCTTTGTTACGTTGAAGTCCATCCCGATATGCAATGTCTCGTTCGGCCTGATAACCTCACTTGAAGAGTTCAGAAGCCGATCAAACTCAGGATAGACCGAGCCAGCAGTGAGATTTACAAACTCTCCATCGAGATAAGCAGATAACAGATTAGACGGATAACTATTCCTAAGGTTGTCTATGTATCCATCAGGAAGGTGCGCTGCGTTATCCATCGTCTTCGCCCGGTAGAGTGAATACCCTGGCGCTTGATGTTTAACCCATCGCTCATAGACGAACCTGAAGCCTTCTGGCGTGGTTGCTACTGCTACTGTGTTCGGTACGGCTTTGCCGGATACTGTTACGGCCTTCTGTCGATTTCGGGCGATGACCTTGTTCCAAACGTTCCGCGCTTTCTCAAGTGGGAGCGTGTCTAGCTCGTCAATGATCGAATGGGCAACCTCGAAACCGACGATCCGGTCAGGGTTATCCATCGTCCTGAATATGATGTCCCCTATGTCAGTAGTAAATCGCGCAGCCTGTCTGTTTAGCTTGAACCTGAAGCCTAGCCTATCGAACATTGCCGGAAACCGCTTGTATGCAATATCTTCAACGAGTCCATATGTCGGAAGGTAGTACGCCACATCCTGCTCAGGGCATAGGCGTTTAAGCCGCATGATCCTGGCGATTGCCGCTGCCGTCTTGCCGCTTCCGAACCCTCCGACGAATGCCGGATAGGCTTCAGTCGAATATACGAACGCTTCCTGTGTTGGCGTGAATGGCATTAGCCAAGGAATTCGTCATCGGCTATTGGGTCTAGCGAACGCGTGGTTATGATGCTGCTCTCTGTGTTTGCACCCAGTGCCAATCTTCCAACCTTCTGCGCCGTATCGATTGCGCCTGATAGTGCTTTCAGGTCTTGCGGAGTGGTTGTTTCTTCCATCATTGCGGAGGCTTTGGCCCTTATGGCTTTTGCCATTGCTAAATCTTCAGCGTTGAAAGCCTCTAGTTCTGCTGATCTATCAATAACTGATGATTCTAGGGAGGCCATGATTACTTTTGCTGATTCTTGCTTACGTTCTGATTCCCATTTTTCATTAGCTGCCCTACGCATTATTCCTGACGCGTTAATGCCGTGCTTGTCGGCAAGTTCGCGCATCGTGATTGACGATGTTACATATTCAACGCGGAGTAGATTCCAGTCAGTCGCCATAGGTATTCAAAATAGGTGCGACCATCCGGCTATGCTTTCGCACTGGTCGCTGCGGTCGGAGGGAGATAGATGAAACGCTTGAAACTAGACGTACGTGGCAGTAATTGACCCGATTAAAGCAATTGCCATTTGCTACGCTACTCGCTTCTATTGATATGTCCGCGATAAGTTCGGCTTTCAGACTTCCCGTGACCTTGTGAGCGACGGTCTTTTTTGGGCGAACGAATCCGCCGCACGGATAGATTAGCACCGGATTATGTATATTGCAAGTCAAACTAACCGCCCTTCCTCGCTGCCTCAATGACAACCCGCGCATTGGCTAGCGCGGCCATGTACTCCTTAACCGGCCCGCATTCTTCGATCATTGAATGGCGATCTGCTTTGCTATGGTGGAAGTCGATACAGCTTGGCTCGTTTGGCGATGCAACTAGCAGACGATTAAGCGCAAATAAAAGGTCGTCACGCTGCTTTACGAGATCCACCACAT